CCGTTTATGTTGGATGAAATTTTTTGTGATACCGGTACAGCATGACGGCGAACCGTTTTCCAGTCAGCGGCTGGTCCAGCATCAGGTCCCCGGCGCTGTTGCCCAGCATGATGCCCTCACTGGTGATCCACTCCACCGCTTTTTCCGCCTCTGTCGGCTCCGCCGCCGGCGTGTCCTCTTCCGCATAGGCAATGCCCAGGTAGTCCAGGATGCCACGGGCCTCCGCCTCCGCTAATCTCTGCCGGTAGCTGCTATTCCGCAGCTTCTCTACGTCCTCCTGGTTCGTGTGGAAGCCGTGCTCGATCAGCACCGCCGGCGCCACCGTCCCTTTCAGTACGTAGAGGGACGGGTCCTCCACGATGGGGGAGGACCGCACCGCGATCCCCGCCGCCTTCACCGCCTCCAGGATGCGCTGCGCCGCGGCATAGCCGCCGCTGGTCTCGCCGAACACATAGGCGCTCCAGCCGGAGGCGGAGGACCAGCCGCTGCCCGCCGCCGCATTGGAATGCAGACTCACGAACAGGTCCAGCCCCCGGATGTTGTTGGCGATCTTGCACCGCTGGGCAAGGCTCACCGCCTCGCCGCCGGTACGGGTCATCGTCACGGCCACGCCGTGCCGCTCCAGGATGGCCTTGAGCCGGTTCCCCATGTCCAGGGCAAACTCGTGCTCATAGTAGGTGCCGTCCGGGCTCTTGTTGGCCAGGTTGCTTGCGTCGTGGCCGGGGTCAAGCACCACGGCCTTTTTCTCGCTCACAGGTGTTTCCTCCGTTTCTCCGTCGTCCAGGTACAGCAGGATCAGGTTTTGGCTGGGGTCCTTTCCCTGGATCAGCACATTTGCGCTCCTCACATACAGGTTGACCTTGCCGCCGCCGTCCATCATCACGGCGAATTGACAGCCCTGGCCCACCATGTAGTCCCGCAGGTCCTCCGGCGTCATGGCGCCGCTGGAGCCGTCAGAGGCCCCGTAGGTGATCCAGGTATCCTTCGTCAGCCCCACGGCCACCCGGCCCCGCCGGCCGCCCACGTCATCGTTGTAGTACAACTTCTGCTGGGGCCGTCCCGCCCGGACCAGCAGGCAGTTTGCCACGTAGTTCCGGCAGTCGCTTTCCCCGCCAGGAGGGACCAGGATGGGGAGCACATCGGCTCCCACGTCCCAGCCCAGGGCCCAGTAGCTGTCCTGCTGATCCGCAAACAGGACGGTCCCGTCCGCCTTCACCGGGCACACCGGCGCCCATTTGGCGGGGCTGTAAAACACCCCCGTCATGGCAAGGTCCGGCTTCTCCCGCTCCACGATCTCCGAGAGCGGCAGCTTCTTCGTGTTCCGGTAGACCACTGCCCGCAGGATCTTCTTCAGCGGCGTCCTCTCAATATGGACCATATCAGCCCTCCACGATCTCCCAGTCGTCCGCCAGCATATCTGCCTGGGAGGCCAGCCAGCCCATCTGTACGCCGGAGGTGCCCACGAAGGCCAACGCCTGGTTCCCAATGGCGTCGTGCTCCGCATTCACCACCGCGCCGGTGGGGCTTTTGTAACTGATGGCCTTCGCCAGCTCCACATACTGGCCTTTTCCGTTCCAGCCCTTCCGGGCAATGCGTTTGCCCTTCTTGGCCGCCTCAATGGCCATGCTGAAGGTCATGGCGTAGGCCGGCCGGCCTGCCTCCGTTTTCGCCTTCTTCACGCCATGTACCGCGGTCTGCAGCAGGAAGCCCAGCAGGAACCACACCTTGTCCTTGATCTTCCCCAAGCAGATTTCCCGGCCCAGCTTCTCGTCGTAGTTTTCCGCGCTGACACAGGCGGAGCTCTCCACAATCTCGAACCCGTTCCGCAGAAGGGCCTGGACCACTGTGGTCTTGTCTCCCATGGTCTGCGTCCAGGTCTTCAGGATGAAATCATCCACCATCTGCTGACTGATGCTGGGGGAGTCTGTTCGCAGATCGGGATTGACGGTCACGGGCAGATATGCCTGCTCGAACACGCCCTTGGGACTCCAGCTCTCATAGCCGTCAGAATAGCGTACCCTGTAGCCTTCCTCCACGTCTGTGTCCTTGGGCAGGATATTGTCCAGGGAATAAATCTTCCCGTCGATGCGGAACGCCGGCTCCGCCTGGATGATCTTGGTCCCGATGTATGTCTTCATCAGTCTTCCTCCGTCAGCATGTCGCCCCGCAGGCGATACTTGCGCCCGGCGATGTAGACATAGGCGGTCTCCTGGCCCATGTCCACGTCCACCGTGCGGCCGTCCACCACATGGACTTTTTCCAGGCTGCCCGCGCCGTGTTCCATCAGCCCGTAGCCGTTGGCCTCGTCCGGCGTCACGCCCACACGGGTCTCCGCCAGCTCCTCCGGGGTAATCACATTCCGGTCAGGGTTCAGGCACAGGGGAGATCCCAGTTCCTTCAGATTGTCGTTGGTCTCGTCCTTGCCGGCCTCGCCCAGGGTGTACTTCCGCAGCACTTCTTCCACAGTCTTCATGTTCAAATTCTCCTTTTCAAAATTTAATATCAACCGCACAGCGGCTTGATGCCTATTCGTTTTTGGTGTTTTCGCTTTCCTTCGGATCGCCGCCGCCCTCGCCGGCGATGCTCTCTCCGGCGGCGTCGACCGCGTTTTTACCGATCTCTAGGATGTTTTTCAGCCAGGAGGGGACAGGCGCCCCAAAGGTAACGGCGTGCTCCGCCAGGGATCCCAGCTCCCCGATGATGTACCAGACGATCACCAGCGGCGCCAGCAGGACGGAGTATGTAAACGGCAGAGAAATGGCCGGGATATGGCCGAGGATGCTCCCGATCAGCCAGTCCGCCACCAGGGCGATGCACACCACCAGGATCATACCGCCCTTGTGCCAAGCGCCCTCCCGCATCTTGGCGCTGGACCAGCGCCCCTCCTTGGCCGCCGCCGCGCTGCCGATCAGCCAGTCCGCCAGCATCAGCAGCACCCAGGCGATCACCAGCCACCCGAACCAGCCCCACAGGGCCGTCATGGTAGCCACCGCCGCCGCGATGGCGGCCTTTACCGTGGTTACAGTCGTTTCATTCATGGTCGTTCTCCTTTCGGTCAAATGTTTTCCTATATGCCCGCCGCGCCGCCTCCGGCAGAATCGCGGCGTAGATCATGGTGGTTTTGGGGTCCTCATGCCCCAGGAGCTGCTGAATCACCGGCAGCGGCATCCCACCCTGCAGCGCCTGCGTAGCAAAGGTATGCCGCAGGATATGGGGGTGGACCCGCCGTTCCAGCCCGGCCCGCTGCCCGATTCGTGCCAGGGCTTTCTCAATGCCTCCCGGCGTCAAAGGGCTCCATGGCGCTCTGACCGCCGCGAAGAGCGCGTCTCCGCCCTCCCGCTGACTCAGGTATTCCCGCAGAAGCTGTCCGGCCCGGAAGGAGAAGAACACCGTCCGAATTTTCCGCCCTTTCCCCAGCACGCGTACACTCCTCTGCTTCCAATCCACCTGCTCCGCACGAATCCCTGCCGCCTCGCTCAACCGGCAGCCGCTGGAGGACAGGAATTCTACCAGTGCCTGGTCCCGGATGTTCCGGCAGCCTTTCCGCAACCGGTGAAGTTCCTCATCTGTCAGGGGGCGGCGGGACGCCGTCCGGTCCACGCTCCGGCTCCTGATCCTCCGCATGGGGCTTTTCCCGATCACGTCTTCCAGCTCCAGCCATGCGAAAAAGCTCCGCAGCGTGTTGGCGTGGGTGACGATGCTCCCATCCTTCAGCCCCCGCTCCGACAGTCCGGCCAGATACCGCCGGACATCGTCGGCGGTGATCTCCTCCGGTGGTTTGTCCGCATACCGCGCAAAAGACCGCAGCACGAGGCCATAGTCTTTCAGGGTTTTCTGGGACAGGCCGTCGATCCGCTTCGCCGCCAGGAATGACTCGATCCGTTCACGGAGCGCCAGGGCGCCGCCTGTCTCCGCCCAGGTGATCCGGTACGCCTCCAGGACCTGTCTGATCTCCGCCTCCATACCGGGGGCCAGTCCTACCAGCTTCCGCTCCAGCTCCGTCTTTGCATCCATACGCAACACCTCCCGCACCAGTATAGCAGGAGGGTGTCTTAGTCTAATAAGGCGCCTGCGGGGCATGGGCTGGGCGAACGATCCAAAGAACTTACCTCTGATGATGACCTAAATACCATCTGGCAAAACGGCTGGTATCGGTGGGGATCAAGTAGTCCGCAAAATGCTCCTAAAATGACATCTGAAATTGGTGGGTCAGGCTACATATTTGCGCGGGTTACAAATTATGATACCCAAAATGTCCTGCAGGAATATTGGTCACTTAACCAAGATGCACAAAATCAAGCACGTCGCATCTGCAGGAATGGCGTTTGGGGGCCACTCGAATGGATCAATCCCCCCATGAAGTTGGGCGCCGAGTATCGTACTGCTGAGCGGTACAACGGCAAGCCGGTATACATGATGGCACTGGACTTCACAGGACCGCTCGCAAATTCTGATGGTGTCCAGGTTATGATTTCAGACATGCCTAAAGCAGCTACGAAAGTAATCTGGAGCAATGTTGTCATTGAAAATACAGCGTCCGGCGAGAGAGCCCAGTTACCGTCAGTTGACGAGACTGGGAAAGTGACAGCTTACGTTTATACCAGAGCTGAGGAGGGATACGACGGCCTGATCCTTGGAATTATGAGTACCACGGACATGTCCGGATGGACTGCACCGGTCTTTGTTGTCAAATATATCAAGACCACCGATTAAGGCTGATTCGCAAGCTCCGGCATCTGCGGCCAAGTAATTGCGCAGGGGAAATGCTCCTGCTGGGGCACATCCCGGAGGGCCTGCCGGTAGGTTTTGACCGCCTCCAGCGACTGCGCATCCAACGGGGAATCCGGCAGCACAGCCCAGTCCGTGGCCGCCAAAAGCCGGTCACGCCGCGCCCGGATTTCATCCGCGGTTTCCGGCACCTCCTCCACGGTGACCTCACCCTGCCATGCCTCAGACAAGGCCAGCTGGTAGTCGGCTTCCGTGATGTAAGGCATGGACACGTCGGAGAGTACGGTTTCCATTATCGGCTTCTCCGGGGTTCCGTGGTTGATCTCCGTGGCCAGTTTATATTTCAGGATCTTCATGCGCTCCTCCTCAATCGGTTGTTTTTGTGTAACGCAAAACCAGATATACATAGTTTGCGGACACATCTGTATTTGTCGTGATTCGGATATTGGAGGCATTGATCTGAATATTTTCAACCGCAGGGGCTTCGATCAAATTAGCACCTCCCATCATCCCTGTGTATGAGACGAGCTGGCTGAAATTCTCTATCCCATGAGAGACGTCTTTGTACGTGGCATTTGGTGCCTGACCGAAATTGATTGCTTTGGCATACACAGGTTTGCCGTTGTACCGCTCAGCAGTACGATACTCG